CGTTATAGGTGTTGCCACCGCCGCTTCCGCTTATCTCCACCAGGTTCTCTTCCTCGTCGCTCCACACATACACCACGCCGCCGCACACATACGCCTTGTCTTTCAGTACTTCCGTGCGCACATCGTTCATGTACATGTCCGCGCCGATCCAGTTGTTGCAGTATATGTCACCCTTCTTCCCGCAGAAGGTTTTGTTCGCCGTGTCATAGTACACACCGTCTATCTGGGGGCATGATACAAGTCGTATCTCCACGCCTTCCACCAGCCCGTCAAACCGCGCCGTCGCGCCGTTCCTCGCTGCCAGAGCCGTGTCCTTGTACTCCGACTCCACGCTTTCCGCCTTTGCCACAGCTGCGTTGGTCTTCTGGGCGGCATCCGTGGCCTTGCTTGCCGCATCGTTGGCGGTTTGGGCCGCTGCCTCCGCTGTTGATGCTGTCGTATCCGCTTTCTTTGCCGATGCGTCAGCAATAGCGGCAGAAGCCTTGGCCACAGCAGCTGCGTCCTCAGCAGGTTTCGACAGCAGTTTCAACGGGGCGCTCACCACCGTCTCGCCTCTCATGGCAGGGAGGCTCACCACACCGTCCAGCGTGCTCACCGCTTCCAGCTCGTCCACACTCTGACTGTCTGTCTTTATCTGGTTCACAACATTCTGGACCAGTTCCTTTTTCTCTTCTTCTGTCAGTGCCATAATTATTTGGTTTTGTTGTTATTGTTCAGTTGTTCATTCAGTCCGTCGATGAAGCCCGGCACGCACAGCCGCTCTACCACCATGCGCATCAGCCGCACCTCGTCGTCGGTATAGTATGCCGTGCCCTCGCTTCCGTATATCTTCAGGGCAAGGGCATGTGCCTTAATGCCGTTCACGTTCTTGTATATCAAGTCCGCAAACGTCTCCCTCGCGTCCACCGTCTGCGCTGCCTTCCGGCTCACGGTCGTGTAAATTTTGAAATGCTTAAAGTCTATCTTTTTCATACATCATTCCTCATTCGTTGTTCCTTCTATGATATACCAGTTCCCCGCTATCGCCTTCAGCGTCGTGTAGGTGTTCCACAAGCAGTATATCCGTGTGTCGCTCTTGCTGCACCCGCCGAACCGCCTCACATCAATAACGCTTCCGTCCGATGTTTTCATCAAGTAGTAGGGGTTGGCCTCGAATATTATCTTCTGTCCGTTGATGGCGGACACATACAGGAACTTCAGCTTCTTGCCCACTGGTCTGTCCCAGAAGAAGCTCAGCTCCAGTCCGTCGTATGCCGTCGCGTCTGGCAGGTATATCCAGTGCGAGTAAGGGGCCTCCGTGGCATCCCACGAGCCTTCTATCGCGTCAAACTCCCAAAAGAACATGTTGCACGGCTCAGCCTCTGGGTCTATCTGGTATTCGTTCGGTGCGTTCACCTTGGTGCTCGAATACAGCAGGTTCGCATGGATCACTCCCGTCACCTCTGCGTCCTTCATCCTTGCAGACTTCACGTCAAGGCTGCCGTCTGCGTTCACCTTGAAATATTCGTTCATCGTCACTGCGCCTTCCAGGGTTATCTGGTCTGCGCTTATCCTCACGCCACTCTCCAGCTTGCCGTTCTCGTCCTTGGTCACGAATGCCGACACCTCCGCTCGTTTCACGATGTCCGTACTCTCCTCCACGGCCGAGGCAAACATCCCGGCAAACGCCTCAATGTCCAGTTTCTTCTCCATGTCCCCGGCATAGCTGTTGAGCCATGTTGCCCAGTCCGTTGCCGTTATCAGTCCCGCCGTATTCTTCAGCGCGCCGTGCTCGTCAAACCGCTCCGAGATGAGTGCGTTGTATTTTGCTGTCGTTATAATCTCTGAACCCTCCAACACCTTGCCGTCCTTGTCAAAGTTCAGTGCCGCTATCTTTACCAGCCGCTCGCTCTGCTCGAACAGCGTCTTGTACTTGTACGTCAGTGCCTCTATCTTGTCCGTGCTCAGCACCAGCATATACAGGTAGATGTCGCCGTCAAACGCCAGCTTGAAGTCGCCCGTGCCGTTCCACAGCCCGCTGCAGGTGTACTGCACATAGCCGTCGGTAGCTGCGATTTCCTCGCTCACCTCCATACTGTTGAAGTACGCAAACCCCGTCTTGTCAACATTTTCAAAACCTATCTTCAGCGTGCCGGCCTTTGCGCAGCGGTAGAAGAAACTCAGATACACCGGCAGGGCTTCCTTCTTCCCGTCGCCGTTCGTCGGAAATGTCGGCACAAAGCGCAGATTCTCATGTTTCTGGCGGATATACTTGTTGCGTATCCGCACCACCTTGCGCCCCATGTCTGTCACCACGCTCGCGCCGTCACCCTTCTTCGATAGTGCTGCGCCGTTGGCCCACACCCATTTGTTGCCGACGAGGAAGAACACCGTCTCATTCTCCGAGTTCCACTTCTCCAGTCCCGATGCAAACGTCGGGTTGTTCAGATAGCCCTTTTCGCTTAGGAAATCGTTCCTCACGCTGTCGATCGCGCTCTGCACCTTACCCTCCGTTATCTCGAAGCGGGTCTTCACGTCCTCGCCGGTCTCCAGTACGAAGGTGCCTTTCAGAAAGGCGTTGTCCGCATACAGGCCGTTGCCCTTCGGCTGGCGGTCTGCCGGGAACTTATCGTCCTTGATGCCGTCCAGGTTGCCGAGGCGTGCCCGTAGGCAGTTGTCGAAGGTCTTGCCCTTCACGCCGTCCATCACGTCCACCCTCGGCTGTCCGTCCTCGGTTGCCGATATGAGCACAATATTCTGGCGGTCGGTGTTTGCCGTGTTGCCCATCAGCACGCACTCGTCGTCCTCCTTCGGTTCCACGCCCTCAAACTCCTCCTTCGCCACCACAATACCGTCCTCTGTAACATCAGCCACTTCTACCCAGTAGCTCCGCATTTCCTTGCCCGTGAACGTCTGGCAACGCACCAGATCGTGCTGTACAAACATATTCTCCTGCTCGAAGGTGATAAGATAGTGCTCGCCCGATTCCTCCACGGTCTTGATGCGTCCGTTGGCCGCGCTCACGCATATCTGACCGCCCACGCTCCTCACCTTCTCGATGAGCAGCTCCATCACAGCCATCGTCTGCCTCACCGTCAGTTTGTCCACAGTCAGGTAGGTGCGCCCATCCTCACCTTTCCACAACTGGAACCCAGCACCAAGCATCCCGTCAACGAACTGCCCAGCGCTCCTTATGCTGTCCGAGGTCACGGAGTCAAAGGTCACACCATCAGTCTTTCTCACTGGCTGATTCAGATAGTCGTCAAACTCACGGTAATCCCACTTATCTGCATTATCAGCTTCCTTGGCGTGGTCTGCCTCCAGTGCGTGTTTCGACTCATCTGCGTTCACAGCATGGTCTGCCTCCTTCGAGTGGTCAGCTTCCAGCGCATGGTCGCTGTCCTTGGCATGGGTAGCTTCCTTTGCCAGTTCTGCGATGTCTGCCTTGGCTGCATGCGCAGCCTCCTTCACTGCCATGCCACCGTAAGCGGTGCCACTCGTCCGCAATGCCGACGTACTACCCTCGTTCTTTGGTTTCTTTATTACCTTGATGTCTATCATTGCTCAATTTCCTTAAGTGTCATTTCTGCATATCCTTCCTCAAAATTGCGACTGATGCCCTGCACGAAGAAGGTTTTATCCATCATGGGATGGCGATAGTGAGCGAACAGATTCACGATGCCACCATCTGTATCCGTCAACTTCTGCGTCATAACCACCCTTGGTGCATGCCATTCTTTGTAGTAGTAGTCCACATACAACTGCTCAGGCTTAGCGCTCACACCCCTCGAATAGTCATATACCGCCAGTAGTCCCTCGCCAGTAAGTGTGTTCAATGGGGTGCTCATCTTCACGCTGTCCGTCACGTCCAACGTCTGGCACTCCGCAGCTGTAAGTGCTGAGTTTATTTTCATTTCGATGTCGTCCTTCACGTTCACAAAGCTCTCTTTTGTGTCGCTCATATAAACGAGGTCGTTATCACCAGTGTTGTTCACCAGTCCGTTGTCGCTGTATATCTTCACTTCAAACTGCTCCACCATGATACTACTCACATGCGCCAGCAGTGGAATCGTTGTACTGTTCCATTTCGTGTGTCTGAACCACGTCTTGTGCCGTCTCGTCACCACATCCCACAATGCGTTCACCGGTCCCAGGATCATAAACTTAACCCTACCGCTCACCTTATCTGCCTTTTTGATTGGTATCGCTATACCCTCCGCATCGATGCCGAGCTCATAGTGCACGTTATTTTGCATACCGAACTTGGTACCAACTATCTTGTCACCGATTTTTGGGTCAAAACCTATCGTGAAACACTGCTGGTAGTACTCGTCCTCATTGGAGCACTCCTCCAGCGTCTTGTACTTTCGCCACTCGAAGTCCGTCACCTGCCCTTCTGTGCCTTTTTCCACAACACACTTATCCCCTATTATCAGCATACATGCCAATACACCCACCTTTGATATATGGTCGCTGCCGTCTCCAATGGCACTATACTTGAACTCATACAACTGAGGGCCGGTATCTGTGAACGGAACGAAGCCGTGCGCCGTTTCCATGTCCCATACCACGGTCTCATTCGGCATTGCTGCCTTCCACCACTGCTGCGTGTAGTATCGCCCGTCACCATTGTTTCGGCTCGGCACCGTCACGCCTGACCATTTACCAATTCCAGTAAATAGACCTCCCCATTTTCCACCGTCATAGTTGTATATTGCTTTGTAGGTGTCCGTCAATGCCATCACTGGGTTCAGCACCAGTTTTCCGCTCAACACGATGTAGTTCGTCGTGCCCTCGTCCGTAGGCGAAAAGACACCACCAGTCATGCTGCCGTTATACACGGCCCTCGGTATGCCTGCCTTAAGCGAGTTGTCATTCGGATAGGTAGTTGCCTCCTTGTCGTCAGAGTTGCCGTTCACACTCACCACCAGGTAGTTCGTCATTTCCACTTTCGAAGTCGGGGAGTTGTCCTGTCCGTCCGTTTTCTTCTCCACCTTGCCAAGTGCTATGATGGCAGCACCCTGGTTCTTCGCCAACCAGTTCGGCAGTACATGTTGGTTTCGCCCCTCACTACAGTATTCCTCCATCAGGTTACCGCTCCCGCTCTTTGGAAACAGCCACTGACTGTTGTTCATCATCTGCACATACCAGTCTGTTACGCAACCACCACTATAGGAGGTTTCCTGTCCGTGAGTCATTGCGTCAAAGGCATTTAACGCTCTCGAGCCCTCACCATCACTGCTGTATTCCGTCATGTACTTCTGTTTGTTGCTGAATGGACTTTTCAGAAGATCGTTGTCCAGCGGACTCTCAATCACGCTCTCCATAGTCTCCACCTTGGCAGTCAGCATAATTTTATTGTACACCTCGCCTACGCTTATCGTCGTATCGGTGTCTGTCACCAAGCCAGTCACGATGTCCGTTGTCTGCCGGGACGTCGTCACGCTTGTGCTCGTCAGCAAATCTCGCCAGTAGATGCGTTCGTCACCCTTCACGCTCTCCCAGGAGAACAGATAAAATGTGAACCCATCCTGCACGATGTGGAGATTCAGATACTTCAGTATCTCCTCCAACACCTCATCCTGCTGCCATACGTCATCCTCCTCATCACCCAGAAAAAGCAACTCGCTTACCGTCAGTTGCCCGAATATCGCATAACGGTTACCAGCCAAATCATCTACAGCCTTACTTCCATCGTATAGGTAGCGCATGGCATTACCACCCACGATGTCAAGTTCAGCCGTCACACCACCCAATATCTCTTTCAGCATCACCAAGAATGTGCGTTGTTCAGCCTCCGCCTTTACTACATTATACAGCACACCGAGCGAGCCGACATCACGATATTTAGCATACTGCAATGCCGTCAGCGCATCGATGCAGCTCAACTCTATCTCGTCAAACTCCTCGTTGTAGCCCTGCGAATAGCTCTGCGGTTCGATAAATCCGGCAAAGAGACATTTCCCCTCACGGTAGATATTCACCACAGCGTCACGGCATGAGGCACAAAAGAAGTCCGGCACGAAGTTCCGCGCCAGAAGGCGTACAGTAGCCTGCTGGCAGAGCAAGTGGTCAAACGTATCGTTCACTTGACTCGTCAGATCCACTGGATCATCAGTAAACGACAGTTCCCCATTCTTCTCTCCAATGACGATTTCCTTTGTGCGGTCACCGCCAGTCAGTACATGCACTTCGATGCGCTCTTCCTTTTGGTTGTAAAAATGTCCGTGCAGATACATACTTCTTATATTTTGATGTTCGTTCCTTTTCTGTTTATTCTCGTCTCGTTGGCAAGCACAGCCACAAGGTCTCTGCCTTTCACCTTCAGCTCGTACACGCCACCACCTCCGCTGCCATTATTACCGATAAGCGACTTCAACTTGTTCAGCGGTGCTATCACCTCTGGGTTGCTTCTCGCCCCAGCATACTCGCCCATCAGCGCCAAGGTCGGGCCATACACAATACCGCCGTTGGCGAATGGTGTCACTGCAACCGAAGCAACAAGCCCTTGCATCATGGCTATAAATCCAGCTGCGATGCCAGCGCCAGCAAACGGAATGTAAGCGTGTGCAGCCATAAACTCTGAAGCTGCAAGTTCGCGGTACGCCATTGCCTCTGCCTTTACTGCCGCCATCGTAGCTACCGATGCCGCCACCTCTTCAGGGGCTGCCGCTACTTTTGCCGTAGCAGCTGTGGTCGCTGCCACTCCACTTGCAGCGGTCACAGTGTTGGAGGCACCTGTTACGGCGGTCAAGGCCTGAATAATTGAGATGATGCCGTTGATGCCCTCATATATCTGAATGGCAGCGTCGACAACGCCAGTAATCGTGGACCATGCGTCACGGTTGCCTTGCAGCGCATCGGTGAGCGAAGTGACGCCATTGCCCACACCCTTGACCGTGCTCCACGACTTACCTAACGTGACATTGCTTTTGCGGATGCGCTTCTCGTAATCCTCATAACTGCCGATGAGCTTCTGTATGGAGGCTCGCTGCGACTCGTCCATAGGACTTTTCGTGTCAGCCAACATATCCTGGAGTTCCTTGATGCGTTTCTTCACACCATCAAGTCCGATGGCTTTCAGTTCTACCGTCAGCGTTTTGCCGTCCATGCCGTCAAGTTTGGCCACCTCATCCTCCATTTCGGGGATACGGGTGAGTTGCTTCATGGCATCACGCTTCTTCTCCAGTTCCAACACCGTGCGCTGTATGTCGTCAATCTCCGATGCGCTGGCGTTTTTCTGCTTGGTCTGATAGTAACTGATGGCATCATCCAATGAGCGTATAGTGTTCAGTCGGGAGATGTCCTCCGGCTTCTTCAGTTCATCAAGAGTATCGTCCCATTTCTTCTTCAGGTCGTTAAGGGCATTTATCTGCTTCTGTATCTCAATGCGCTCCGTTTCTGTAGCGGTTTTCAACAAGTCTGTATAATACTGCAACTCTTTTTCAAGTTGGCGGTATGTCTGTATCTTGTCCAAACCGACATCAACATGCGAGCTGCGTTCAAACGCCGTTTTAAGGTCATTCAAACGCTGTATTTCAGCATCGATTACTGCAAGTTCCTCTGCAGAGGCATTCTCCCTTAATCCCTGTTGATAGGTTATCTCTGCATCGATGTCCTTTAGGGTGTTCAATTCGGTGGGACGGCTTGCTGCCTCCTGCAACTGCGTTATCGCATCCTGCTGTTTTTGCAGGGCTGCGATTTTCTTTGCGTAGAGCGCAATGGTCTTGGTATCCGTTCCGTTGGCAGTTTCCAGTTTATTCTGGTAGTACTGGATGTTGTTGCCAAGTTCCTTGTAACTCGTGGCATTGGCGATAAGAGTCTTACCGCTGTACTTGTCCTGCGAACCCGACTTACCACCGCCACTTCCGTCTCCGCTGTCTGTTGAGGGGGCGTTTTGTTTCTTGTTGCTCTTCAAGGCGGTCTGGGCGTTCGCAGTCTTTGCCTTGGTGTTCGCTTGCGTGGCCTTGGTGTTTTTCTCCAAATCTGCCGTCTGCCTTGCTGTGGTCTCGTCCTTTATGCCGAAAAACTTCTTCACCCATTCCCATGCCTTCTTTATCACGGCACTTGCTTTTTCGAATGCCTTGACAAGGAAGTCCCACACGGCAGAGGCTATCTTTTTCACTGCTGCCCATACCGCATCACAGATATTGCGAAAGGTCTCACAGTTATTGTACGCCGCTATCAATGCACCCACAAGTGCCGCTATAGCCATCACGACAATGCCGATGGGGTTGGCACTGAGCACAAAGTTCAGAGCAATCTGTGCCACCTTCCAAATGTTGGATGCGACAGCCACCACCTTTGCTGCAGCAGCTTGCGCAAGTGTGGCCACCTTCACGGCTTTCAGTCCTGCCACCACGGTTTTGATACCTCCGCTGAGCTGCACCATGCTCATTAGAGCGATGCTGCTGTTGGCTATCCATTCCACATAAGGGGCGGAGGTACTGGCTATTGAGCCAGCCCAATCCATCATGGCGTGCATCTGGTTAGCAAGCGTCTGACGTAGGCTCTCCCCCGTCGATGCCATATTGTCGAAGGCTGCATCTATCTCTCCTGCGGAGTCTGCCATTGCTCCAATGTTCTGCGAAAACTTTTCTTTTTGTTCTCCAGTCAGTGATCCGAGCAATCGCATGGCTTCAGCACTGCCGAACAACTGTCCGTAAATGGTTTGGCTCAACTGTCCGGTCTTTGCAGAATATTCCTGTATGCTTGCGTCCAGACCGAGCAGGAAGTTCTCCAAACCGCCAGCAGCCTGAATACTGGCCGCATTAAAACCGATACCCATCTCGTTGGCTGCCTTCGTAGCTTCCGCAGATGGTTTGATGAGTGAGTTGAGCACAGCAGCCAACTGAGTGGATACTTCCGCTGTGTCACCCGTCACGCCCGTTGTAGTGGCGAACACAGCCATCAGCTCGTCCATGGAGACACCAAGCTGAGATGCACTACCACTCACACGAGGCAGCGCCTGCGCCAACTGCTCAAAGCTGGTCACACCATTCTTGGCTGTCATCTGTATCTTGTCCTGGATGTTCCCTGCCTGATCCCATTCCAGACCATAGTTCTTGATGAGCGTGGAAGTAACGGTCACCGTCTCGCCCAAGTCCGCAATACCACCAACCGCACTACGGCTTGATTTGTTGAGGAACTCTATCCAGTTATCCTCGGGCACGCCATTGGATATAACCTGGTATAAGCCGTTGGCAAGTTCCTCACGCGCGAGCGGTATGGTTTTACTCAGTTCCGTTATCTGACCGGTCAGTGCCTCAAACTCATCCCCACTCTTTCCTGCCATAGTGTTGGCACTGCGCATAGCTGTCTCGAAACTGTCAAAAGGACCGGCAAGTCCACTCACCATGTCACTGAGGTCACGGATCGAGCGGACGGCAGTCTCGAACACGAGGCTCTTGTCTGCCATCTCACGCAGTCTGTTTCCAGTGGCCACAGCGGTATTCCCCACCTCGGAGAGTATGTCGTCAAGACCGTCGGCTTCCACTGTCAGACGTTTCAGGACACCACCGTCCTCGCTCTTGATGTTTATTCTAAATTCTACTGCTTTTGCCATTGTCTTTTCTTATTTCAGTCCATAGCGTTTCTTGGCTGCCTCAAAGCGTGCATTGAACTCGTCCTTGCTCACTTCCTCACGCTTTTCTTCCTGCTTTTCATCCCAAGGGAACGGCAGAACGTCATGCGCTTGGAGATTGCCTTTTGCATAGGGTTGAATGGCAAAGAGCGCCAACACCCTTGTGCGTTCCCACTCGTTGCGCTCCGCATCGCGCTTGGCTTCCGCCCATCGATCCCATGCCTTGTAAAACTCAAAAGGGGTACATCGTTCAAAGTCTTCTCTGCTCATCCCGATGCACCCCAATGCCATACCCAACAGTTCCTCGACGCTTACTTCTTTTCCGCCTGACTTGTCGTTTTTTTTTCTTCACCGCCCATATCCTCGTAGAAGGAGTTCGCTGCGTCGGGCTCCATAAGGTCAGCAAAGCTCTGGAAGTCGTAGTCAAACTCCACCTTGTCTGCATTGCACGCACTTTTCACGCAGCAGTAAACAAACAGTACCAGCTCGGAGATATTGGCTTTCTCCAGCTTGCTCACGTCCTTACCGCTCTCATTCTTGAAGCGCACCATTGCGCCCATGGTAACACGGCAAGGGAACTCCTTGTCGCCAACCTTGATTTTTGTCTTTTTCATACGCGATGTTATTGTTGTTCAGTCTGCTGAGTGGTGTCAGTGATACCCGTACCCACTTTTTCCACCTTGCCGCTGTTCTGAAGCGTAATTGAATACTTTGCATCGTCACCAGCCTGTGCGTCAAGGTCAAGAGAGGTAATCAGATACTTGCCTTTATATCCGCCAGTGGCTTTACCGGTGCGCTTGTCGCCCTCACGGAGGTTGTATGCTGCCTCCACTGGCTCGCCCTTCATCATAAGGTCCTTTACCTGGTCATACGAGGGCACATCTGACGTGCCGTCCGTAAGCACCACGCCGTCGGCGGTAATCTGTTCGGAGAAACTCTTGATGTACGACTCCTTCCACTTGCCGCCCGATGCCTCCTTGGTTACACGCTCGCCTGTCTCCGCTGATGTGGAAACCTTACAGCCAGTGGAAAATCCCAAAGCATTGCCGCCCATAGAGAGTATCAGGTCAGTTCCGTCTAAAACACTGTGTTCCATAAATCTTCATTGTTAAAATTGTTATTACCGTGCAGACTATTCCGCCTGCAATAAATACACACCAGTCCACCCACCACAGCCCTCGCTCTTTCGAACGTTCTCTGGCCGCCGTTTGAACGCTGTTCTGCAGGTGCACGTTCTTCACGCTCAGGCGCTCGTTCTCCGCCTCATAATACGCACACAGACGCGCCAAACTGTCGCAGCCGCTCTCTATCACCAGGGTGGGAGGCTTGCCGCCCACATTCTGCTTCACACTCGCCTTCACGTGCGCACGGCCCGAGCTCGCAGCATAGCTCGCTCCTTCAGGCAGTCGCCACAGACCGGAGTCAAGCGTTATCTCCAGCAATGCCGTGTCCGCCTTCACCGGTGCCGTCCACCACGCCTTCATCACGCTCGTCGCGGCGCTTGCGCTGTCCTTTCGCACTGCGCTTGCCGACACTTTGTTTTCCGACCTCACCGTCTGTCTCGTCGAGCTGCAGCTCGCTGCTGACAGGACAAGCAGCCCTGTGAGGACATAGCTGAATAGCCTCAATGGCACGCGACAGACGGTTGACAGCACGTCGCGTGAGGTTGTTTTCAGCCACCAGTTTCTCAGTGATCTTTGTCGTCTCTTCATATTTCTTCTGCGTTTCCACAAGCAGCGTCGATACGTCTTCGTACATCACCTTGTAGGTGTCATGCACGCTCTTCGCCGTCTCGGCCTCCTTCACCTTGCGGTTCGCAACCCAAGCGATGGCGGCACCTATGCCGCCCGAGGGTATAGCCCACTGCAAGATTTGCATGATTACTGTGTCCGCCATCCTTGTTTTCTCTTTATTCGTTATTTACTCTGTTTTTACACTCTCCTTACTGCCTGATGCCGATGCTCTCCAACCATGCCTTCACGTCAAAACTCGGGCAGGCTTTAGTCACGCCTGGCAGGTCACGGTGACCCACAATCTTGATCTGTGGGAACCTTTCATGAAAGTTCCTCACGTAGTCAGTCATAGCCTTCAGTTGTGCCGCAGTGCGCGTGTCCTTGGCCGTCTTGCCGTCCTTTGCCAGACCGCCGGCATACACCACATGGCGGCTCACCGAGTTATAGCCCGCAGCACCGTTGGTCACCTCCCAGGGGTCCACCTCCGCATCCTCGTTGTTCGCCACCAGGCGTTCCACGGTTCCGTCCAGATGGAACAAATCGGTGTAGCCCACCTGCTTCCAGCCCCTGCCGCCCTTCTTCACCGGGTCGGTGTGCCAGTGGCGTATCTCTTTAGAGCTTACCTCACGCCCTTCTGGCGTGGCTGTGCAGTGCAGTACAAGGTATTTCATCCTTGCCATAGCCTAACCGATGGGGTCTGCATATTCCGCCAGACCGCGGTCCACAACATCATGGGCACGCTCCAGCTCAAACTCCAACACCTCGCCTGCATCGTGCATCACGCTCAGGTCTTCCTTGTCGCGAAACTTTGCCACGACCTTCACACTCACTGTCTTTTTCTCTGCCATAATCTTTTTTTTATTTTAGTTGTATTTGTTACCTGGGCGGAGGCGTTCCCACGCACTCCGCCGTTCCCGTTTCCTATCCCTCGGGCACGTAAGTGAACTTCTTGGTCTTTCTCCAGTCCATCACCACAATCTCCTCGCCGAAACCAACGTTCGTGTCGGCCTTCATCAGCAGCTTGAAGAAGTACAGCTCCGATGGGTTGCTCAGCTTGTCTATCTGGATCACACTCTCGTCGTCCTGCAAGTTCACAGCTGCGAAGAAGTTGCCGTCCGCATCGGGCGAGCACAGCGTCGCCATGATGAGTGAGTCAGGCCAGGCGGCCACAGTCTCGATGGCGATGCCCTTGAAGCGCTTGCTGTTCACCTCGCTCTCGTTAGAGTTCTTGTGCTCGCGCTCTGTCAGTTCCTTGTCGTACTGGTCAAAGTCGTCAACGCTCATCAGAATGCGCAGGTTCGGGTTCTCGCGCATAGCCTTGGGGATGGCGTTGCGCACAGCATACAAGCGGTCTATCATCGAGGTGGGACCCTCAGGGTTCACCACAATTACGTCGCTTGCCTTGGCTGCTTGCGTCAATATGCCGTCCATCAGCTGGTCGTCGGTGCCGCCGCTCACATACTCGCCGTTCACAAACAGGTTGCCAAGCTCAAACTGCACCTGCTTCGACAGAGCCTCCAGAAGTGCGTTCTGGGCCTCGGGAGGAAGTTCCGCAAACACCAGGTTGCCCTTAGGCTGCCACTTTCTCCATATCTGCTCAAAAGCTCGCGGGTTAAACACCGTGAACGCCATGAAGTCGTGGGGCTCCAAGGTCTGCTCGCTGTAATTGAAGTCGCCCTGGGCATCGCTCTTCTGGGGGTCCTCCTTGCGCTTCTGAAGCATCTTGCCAGCCTTTAGGCGGGGCACGCTGATTTTCTTTTCCACACCGGGAATCACCATGATGAGTCCCTTGTCCACAAGCTCGTTGCCCGTGGTCGCAACGGTCAGGATGCGCTCCAGCACCTCGCCGTTGTAGTTCGTGTTCTTTACTACTATTGCCATTTGTTTTCCTTTTTATGGTTCTTCTGTCTCTCTCGTCCTTTTACTGGAACTGGCGCTTCATGCGCGCTTCTCTGATCTGCTTCTGGCGCTGCTCCCATGGGCCGTCGCTCACGCCGGGCTGCACATGCAGGTCGTTCATCACCTTGCGCTTCGGGGTCAGGGCGGAAAGCACCTTCTTGCCCTCGGCCATGTTTCCCTTCAGAATGTTCTCGAAGGTCGGGCGGCTTTCAGCGTTGATGCGGCCGTCCTGCTCTGCTGCGTCCAGCAGTTCCTTGCGCTCTGCCGCTGCATCTGCCTCGGCTTTGTCTTCAAAGCCCTTCAGCTTCGCATTCAGATCTTTGTTCTCGTCCTCCAAGGTCTGTGCCTTGCCGGCAAGGGTCGCATAGTGCTGAGCCCTCGCCACCACTTCTTCATCACTCTTGCAGTCCTTAAACTGCGCCTGTTTCTTCAGTTCTTCTAATGTCATATCGTTCGCTTTTTGTGGCTCGTTCCTGAGCCGGTTGTTGAATGTCGTGTATATCTCCTCCGGGGTGCTGTCCTCTGCCACGGGGTCCGCATCATAAATGCCGTCTATCAGACCCATCTGCAGGGCCTCATGCGCCGTCAGCCAGTGGTCTGTACCGTCAAAGTATTGGGCTTTCACTTCTTCTTTGCTCATGCCCATGCGATGGGCGTACATCTCGCCCAGACAGTCCTCCAGACTCTCTATCTCCGCGATGCACTTCGCCATCTCTTGCTTGTTGCCGTAGCATCCGCCGCTCACGCTGTGAAGCATCAGACGCGCGTACCGGCTCATCTCCACCGGCTTGCCGCACAGCGCTATCACGCTCGCCATGCTCGCCGCCACACCGTCCACGTAAAGACGTATGTCGGCATCGCTCTGGCGGATGGCGTTGTAGATGGCTATACCGCTGAACACGTCGCCGCCGTTCGAGTTGATGCGGATGTCTATACGCTCACTCTCCTCGGCGCAGGCTGCCAGCTCGGCGGCTATCTGCCCGCTCGCCACCTCGTAGCCGATGTCGCCATACATGTAGATGGTGCTCACGCTCGCCGCTTTCTTGATATTGAAATATTTGTTCATTGTCTCCTTCTTTGTCGGGCTGTTTGCCCATGTTGCGGTTGCAAAGTTAATGGCTTTCCAACCTCATTCCATACCCCCTGTTTTATCATGAAACGTTATGCCGGCATCATAACGCCGCAACTTGTCATCATGCTTTTCACTCGCTCGGATTCACTCCTTTTCACGGTAATTTTGCACTGCATTTATTCACATTATAAACAGATTTCTCAATGGCAGATTTAACCAATACACAGAAAAAAGAGTGGGCTCGCACGCTTTATCTCCGAGAAAACCTCACACAGCAGGAGATTGCCGACCGTGTGGGAGTGTCACGCGTCACAGTCTCAAACTGGTGCCGCGGCGGCAAATGGGAGCAGCAGAAGGTCGGACTCACGCTCACACGGCGTGAGCAGGTGCAAAGCCTCTATCGTCAGGTAGCTGAAGTCAACAACGCAATACAGCTCAAACCGGAGGGGCAACGATACCCTGATGCTAAGCAGGCTGACACTATCGTAAAGCTCACATCTGCAATACGAAACATGGAGCAGGAAGTGGGCATCGCCGACCGCATCGCTGTGCTCACTGATGTCATTGAGTGGATGCGACCGTCTGACCTCGACAAGGCAAAGGAGCTAACCTCGCTTTTCGACGCTTACATCAAGGACAAACTCTAACAGCGTATGAAACAGACAGACCGTATAGCACTACAGAACTGGGAAAAGTTCAAGGACAACATCGCGCGCGCAACGCCCGTCGATCGCTCCATGTCACAGGCCGAAATACAGAAGCACCGTGCATGGCTTGAAGCACGACCGCTCGAATGGATAAAGTTCTTTTTCCCCAACTTCGCACAGTATGAGTTCGCACCTTTTCAGAAGAGGGCAATTCGACGCATCCTCTCCAATCCCGAGTGGTTCGAGGTAATCTCATGGAGCCGAGAGCTCGCCAAGTCCACTTGTGCCATGTTCTGCATCATGTACCTCACACTCACCGGGCTTAAACGAAATGTCATACTCACATCCAATTCTTTCGACAATGCCGTCCGCCTGCTCGACCCGTTCCGGGCAAACCTCGAGGCCAACGGGCGCATCATCGCATACTACGGAAAGCAGCAGTCGATCGGCACATGGACGGAGGACGAGTTCATCACCAAGCAGGGAGTGGCTTTCCGGGCGCTCGGAGCAGGACAGTCGCCACGTGGCTCCCGAAAGGATGCCGTACGCCCGGATGTATTGGTTGTCGATGACTTCGACACTGACCAGGACACGCTCAATCCCGACATCATACAGAAACGATGGGACTGGTGGGAGAAGGCGCTTTACCCAACGCGCTCTGTCTCTGAGCCTACACTGGTGCTCTTCTGCGGAAACATCATCGCCAAGGACTGCTGTGTCGTACGCGCAGGGGCAATGGCCGACCATTGGGACATCGTTAATATCCGAGACAAGGACGGACACTCCACATGGCCCGAGAAAAACTCGGAGGAGCACATCGACCGTGTACTCGCCAAGATTTCCAAGAAGTCAGCGCAGGGCGAGTACTTCAACAACCCCATCTCAGAGGGAGAGATATTCTCCGAGATGGCTTTCGGAAAGGTGCCGACGCTCTCCAAGTTCAAGTTTCTCGTGGCTTACGGCGACCCAGCTCCGGGCGAAGGAAAGGGCAAAAAAGGCAAGTCGTTCAAGACGGTATCACTCCTCGGCAAGCTCTCTGGCAAGCTGTACGTCATAAAGACGTTTCTGGCCCAGGCGCTCAATGCAGAGTTCATCGACTGGTATGTACAGCTGCTCGCATTTGTCGGAGGGCGTGCTCCGGTCTATTGCTACATGGAGAACAACAAACTCCAGGACCCCTTCTTTCAGCAGGTATTTAAGCCGCTCGTCGCAAAGGTCAGAAAAGAGCAGGGCGTGCAGCTATACATACGAGGCGACGAGGAGAAGAAAACCGACAAGGCAACACGCATCGAGGCCAATCTGGAGCCCATGAACCGTGCCGGCAATCTCATACTTAACGAGGCGGAACGCGACAATCCACACATGAAGGAGCTCCTCGACCAGTTCACGCTCTTCACTCTCTCCCTACGCTATCCGGCCGACGGTCCTGATGCCGTAGAGGGCGGCAATCGCATCATCGACGAGATTCAGCACAGGGCTGAACCGCCCGTCACACGCTCGCGGGCCGACATACGAACACGCAACAAACGAAGATTATAAATTCAAAACAATGTATATATGAGCCAATTCGTACAACTTTCCGACTACGATGCCTCCATCCACCGCGAGATTCTCGATGCGCTCACCAGAGCCGACGAATCGGTCATCGAGATTTGTGAGGATCGGGCCATCGCCGAAATGAGGTGCTATCTCTCCAAACGATACGACTGCGACCGTATTTTCGCGGCCACTGGTTCCGACCGACTCCAGCTCGTACTCATGATGGTCATAGACATCGCCGTGTACCACATCTTCTGTATTCACAACCCGCAGAAACTCTCGCAGCTGCGCAAGGACCGCTACGACCGGGCCGTCGAGTGGATGAAGGCGGTAGCCGCAGAGGACATCTCCATCGAGGGGGCACCGCTCCTGCCCGAGGAGGTGCGGGCAGCACATGCGCCATTCCGATTGAAAAGCAACACCAAACGGGTCAATCACTGGTAACTGACAATTAAAAATTCTGATTATGACAAAACGAAAGTATAGCAAAGCCCCAAAGGGCAAAATCACCATAGGCGGAAACATTCCCCAGCAGGGACAGCAGCGCCCTAATGTCATTGTGCTCACGCAGCCAAAGCGCTTCGGCATCGACATCGCCGACTTCACTTCGGCTGTCAGGGCGGCAGAGGATGTCGATTTCTCGCGACGAGACAAACTCTACGACCTTTACGCTGACATACTCATGGACACACACCTCTCCTGCGTCATCGAGAAGCGACGCAATGCCGTACTATGTGCCGACATCGAGTTCTGGAGAGACGGCAAGCCCGACGAGGCGGTCAACGAGCAGATTAAGTCACCATGGTTCTCACGACTCGTCACTGACATCATCGATGCAAAGATGTGGGGCTTCTCCCTTTGCCAGTTCTATCGCCAGGGCGAATGGGTCGATTACGACCTCATCCCAAGAAAGCACGCCGACCCGGTGCGCCGACTCATACTACGACATCAGACCGACATCACCGGCACCTCATGGGACGAATACCCCGACCTGCTTTTCATCGGATCGCCTTCTGACCTCGGACTCCTCGCCAAGGCTGCACCATGGGTCATCTACAAGCGAAACACCACTGGCGACTGGTCACAGTTCTCCGAGGTCTTTGGCATGCCTATCCAGGAGTACACTTACGAGACCGACGATGAGGACTCCCGACAGCGGGCCATCGACGATGCCTACAATGCCGGCTCGCTCGCCGTCTTTGTCCATGGCAAGGACACCACGCTCAACCTCGTCGAGGCGGGCAACAAGACGGGGTCGGCAGATGTCTACGAGCGGCTTTGCGAGCGCTGCAATAACGAGATTTCCAAGCTCATTCTCGGAAACACGCTCACCACAGAGTCCTCAGAAAACGGAACGCAGGCGCTCGGTACGGTGCACAAGAAGGTCGAGGACCGGGTGGCGCAGGCCGACAGACGATACATCCTCGATGTGCTCAACTACGACATGACGGACATATTCCAGCGCATGGGCATCAATACCTCTGGAGGGGAGTTCTGTTTCCCTGAGCAGAAGGACATCGACCCGTCCACCAAGATGAACATACTCACGCAGCTACGCTCCAACTTCCAGCTCCCAGTTTCCGACGAATATCTCTACGAGGAGTTCGGCATCGAGAAGCCGGACAACTACGACCAGCTCAAAGCCGAGCAGCAACAAAAAAAGGAGGCACTTGCCTCCCTCCCTGGTCAGCAGTTCCCCACTGACGATGATGATGACGATAATGACGACGACCCCAACGACTCCGAGGGCAAGGGTAGCAACACGCCCGAACCGTCCCCCAAACAGAAAAAATCGTTCAAAAACTGGCTACGCTCTTTTTTCGCCAAAGCCCCGCAACACGTCGGGGCGGATTTAGAGTGGTAGTAAACAGCCTATACCAGGCAAAGGCAGATGATGTGGCTGCGTCCATGGAGTTCTCCGACGATTTCATAGCGCAGGTTCTTCACGACATCTACCGTCGGGGCAAGGCGCAGTCTCCCACCGACCTTTCGCCCGAACTGTTCCGTGCCATCCTAAGTAGGTTCAATGAGGCTACAGCCGAAGGCATGGCTGCAGCCGATGTGCCTGACCTGGATGACGACTTCCGTCAGGCGCTACGCCATTCCAACGAGGTCTTCTCTGCCTTCAAGGTTCATCGTATGCAGTCTGATATGGCAAGACTACTCACCGATTCAAACGGCGATTTAAAGCCGTTCAATCAGTGGGCAAACGATGTTCTGCCCATCGCCTTGCATCAGTGTGGGGCATGGCTGCGCACCGAATACGACACGGCGGTCATTCGGGCACATCAGGCTGCCGACTGGCAGCAGTTCCTCCGGGAGGCTGATGTGCTGCCAAACCTCAAATGGATGCCATCCACATCGCCCAATCCTGGTGCCGACCATCAGCTCTTTTGGAACACGGTCCGACCCATCAACGACCCGTTCTGGAACGAACACCGGCCGGGCGACCGATGGAACTGCAAGTGCTCGCTCTCTTCTACCGACGAGCCATGCACCACTGCGCCCATGGGCGACAAGCACAGCACGCCGCAGCAGGGACTCGACTCCAACCCTGGCATCGACAAGGCCACGTTCTCGCAGTCGCATCCCTACTTCCCCAAGTCATGCAGTTCATGCGGCTTCTATAAACCGGGCTTCAGGGACAAGCTGAGCAGTATCTTCACCAATCGTGCGAAGGACTGCTACAACTGCCCATATATCAATGGCTGCTTCTCACGCATGTCGTCAGACGGTTTTAAGTTGGAGCATAAATTCAAAAATGGTGGCAAGTTGTATGTGCATCCCGACATCGACAAGGACAAAGCTGACTACAAGGAAATGAAACGCATCTGCCTACAGCTCGCAAAAATGGGACACAAGGTGCGTATGACTCCGCGTTTGCACTGCAAGTCCGAGGAATACAAACAAATTTATGGTTCGCTCATCGGTACAAAATATGAGAACAAATGCCCCGACTTCTCCGTCGATGGCACATTCTACGAGTATGAGGGCTTTGTCAAGCCGTGGAGTAAGAAGAAGGTCGGTCGTATGCTCTCGCATGGAATGGAGCAATCCGACCATATAGTTATAAACAATACAAAGGGATGTGCTGACAGATTTATTCGCAAACAAATCATTGCACGACAAAGGCAATCACCAAATGCAATAAAAGAAGTGTGGATATACGAAAACGGTGAAGTCAGACCGTTCCTCGTTGATGGCGACTTTATAAAATGACAACAGGGGAGTCCTTTCGGATTCCCCTGCGAGGCGCCATGCCGTAGCATACGCAACTTCTTTCGAAGCTTGCCGCAAAGATAACAATAATAATTTAATAAACAAGCGTTATGAACAAATTTTTCTCTTTTTTCGCAGCGTCCAACCGATACAAGCATCTCATCGGGGGCTTCATCGTCGCCGCACCTGCCGGTTCTTTCTATGCTGCCATATATGCCGCAGCCGTCGCCGCATCGTGTCTCGAACTCAAAGACCGTCTCTACGGCAACCTCTGGGACTGGCTCGACTGGCTCTGCACTCTCCTCGGTGGCAGCATCGCAGCACTCATGTTTTACCTCTTATTCTGACACGTTATGAACGACAAAGATTTTATCCGACAGCTCGAAGAGCACCAGCGTGAGCTGAGCCAACTCATTCACCGCCGCCTCCCTGTCCTCATCGGGCGCATGGCAAAGGACCATTTCCAGAACAACTTCCGTCAGCAAGGCTTTCTCAACAATGGGCTGACACGGTGGCCCGAAACGCGCCGCCAACAGTCGGGCGGTAAATCTGCCGCCAGTCAATACGGGCCGCTGCTCTCACGCCACAACCACCTCTTTGCCTCCATCAAGTACACACCGGGCGATGCCAGCGTCATCATTGCCAACGACGTGCTCTATGCGCCGCTCCACAATTGGGGCGGCTCCACGCATCCTACCGTCACCGACAAGATGAGAAAGTTTGCATGGGCGATGTTCTACAAGGAGGCGGGCATCAAGCGTGCCAAATCGGGCAAAACTAAGAAAAAGAGGATGGCTGCTGCCGCCGAAAATCCGAGGGCAAGCCGATGGAAGGCACTCGCGCTCACCAAAAAGACAAAACTCAATATCCGAATGCCAGAGCGGCAGTTCATCGGCGATAGCCGCGAACTATCGGATAAAGTGCAACAGAAAATTACAACCGAAATTCACAACATCTTAAACGCATAAAACATTATGGAAGAACTTTTTCCTATTTTCATGCAGCGCATTTCCGAGCGTATGCCTGAACTTTCTCTCGTCGATGAGGATTACGGACAACTCGAAGCCGGGCTCGAAGAGGAGACCTATCCCGTCACTTTCCCCTGTGTCCTTATCGGCAATCTCGAAGCCGACTGGGATAATCTCGCAGGGGGCGCGCAACGGGGCACGGTATTTTTCTCCGTCCGTCTCGCGGTCGATTGCTACGACGATACGCACTACGGATCGGGCACGGAGTCAAAGGTCGCCGAGCGTTTGCTAATGGCAAACCGTGTCTATGCTGCTCTCCAGGGATTCCGACCGAACAATTCTATGACGGCGCTCGTGCGCACCAAGTCGCGTTTCTATTCGCTCCCAGCTGGCGTCAAGGCCTATGAGTACACGTTCTCGTTCCGTATCCACGATGACTCGGCGCGGGAACTACAGCGTCGGGAATAGTTCCAGCTGCTTCGCCGTCAGTCTCGGCACCTTCACCTTCGGCAGGGGCTTCACGTCCACCGCGCCACCCTCCCTGCACTTGCGTCTGATGATGCTCATGATGCGCTCTTCCGAAATAAAGAACTCGCGTTCTGAAAGAAGCTTCAGGGCATCATCAAAACGTAGGCGCTGCACCTCCGTCCAGTAATAGTAACGGCGGTACAGAGCCTCGTCCCTCAGCTTTATCAGCTCTTTATTCCTTCCTTTTTTCATAGTTTGCAAAAATAAACTTTTTCCCTTAAACCGCAATAAAAAAGCCACCTAAATCACTCATATTTAGGTGGCTTTCTTCAATTCATGCCCTCCCGTCACGCAGAAAGGCTAAAAAAGGCTTGGCGAGGCTTATGCCCCACGGCTCACAATCGGCAGAAACTCGGCTCTATGCGGCTCCACACGCCGTTCTCGGGGTTGCGCTTAGAGAAGTAGTAGTTCGTCGCCGTGGCCTGAACCACATTGGCTTCCTTGAACAGACGCATGATTTCTGCATACTCCTCGTCAAAGCGGTCCTCCAGCTCATAAAGCTTCGAGATGCTCTTGTAGTCCAGGTCGCCCGTCTTGTTGCGCTCCAGAAGTGTCATCGCCATCTGGTACATCGGGTCCTCAACGCCCTTTTCGCTCGCCTCCATGTAGCGTTTCAGGTAGTCCACAAGACGCTCGGCTGCGAGGTCTGCACGCTCGTCAAAGCCTTTCACCTTGTTAAACTTCACCTCGAGTTTGAAGTCCCCGTCAGTAATCGTGTAGCTCTGCTGGCTCTCGTTCTTCACAGCGCCATACTCGCGCATGATTTTCGTGAAAGCCGTCACCTCGTCGTCAAGCCATTTCTTGAAGCCCGAAACCTCACTCTCCAAGTTCTCCACTCTCCCCAACACGTCATGCATAAACTGCCCACGCAGCGCCTCGTAGCTCTCGCGCTTCGCCATGCGGTCGTTCTTTACCTCGGTCTGCAGCCGTGCAAACAGTTCGGCACGCTGCTCCTTCGTCATACCCTTCAAGGGGTCCACTGTCTCGTTCTTTGTTTCCATTGTCTTTTCTTTTTATGGGTTCATTACTCGTTTTCTTTCTTCTTGCGGTTCATGGCACGCAGTTTCGTGTTCAGGGTCGCCAGTTCCTCGCTGTCCAGGAAGCGGAATGCCTTGCCAGCTATCCGTTTGTCCTCGCAGAAGCGGTCCACGGCTTTCCAGTCTGCCGTGTTCACACCCCACAGCTGCATCTGGTGCAGCACGCCGCTACGAGCCTTGCGCTTCGCCTTCAGCAGAGCGGCACGACGTTCGTCGTAGCCCGCCACACGTTCCATTTCCTTGCACATCAGCTCATACTCCGTCTGGGTCATCTGCCGTAGGTGCTCGGTTCTCTCGTTGGTAAACTGCCGCACCAAGGTTTCCTTGTCTGCACCGGGCAGAAGCTTCAGCAGCTTGTAGAACTTCCCGTAGTTATCGACGTGGTTCATGCTCCGCCTCCTTTTCTTTCCATTTCAGCCACGCCTCTCTCGCCACGGCAAGCGCAGTCGGAACCTCCCAGGTCAAGCCGTCAGCAGGAAGCAACGGCACATTGTTAAAACACACGTACACCTCACCGCTGAACTCTCGTGCCTGAATGATGTCCTCGCTCTCTCTCACTAAGGCAGCTGCTTTCTTCGCTGCCTTTTTCTCGTTGCGGGCCTTGCGCTCTGCGCTCAGCCACGCTTTCAACTCGTCTAAAACTTTCATTGCGTCAATATTTATGGGTTCTTTGTTTGTCATTTTCCGTTTTACTTGGTTTCCACTTGATGGTCACTTCGGCGTCCATCTTGCCGCTGCCCTCACACACAGGGCAGATTTTCCATTAGCTGTCGTTCGGGCTGCTCCGATCGCCTAAAAAACCGCCCTGACCATGACAGTATTCGCAAGTATATCCTCGGCTCTCAATCCGTTCTTCCTTGCTGCCATACACTGGGGGCGTCAGCCATATCATTCGGTGCTTACTGCTCATCGGTCAACACCTCCTCTCCTAAGTATTCCACCATAAGGGCGGTGTGTCCTTCTTCCTGCAGACGGCGGCTCACCTCTTCCAATATCATGTACTGGTCGTCACCGCCGTAGCACTTCACGGCTTCCTTTGCCGCCTTCACGATTTGCTCTATCGTATCGTCCATAATGCTCATCGTTTTTCGTTGCTTGGTCGTTTATATGTTACTCTCTCATAAGTGTGCCATTGGATAATCCGTGCCGCAAACATCAGGTCAGTTGTTTCCAAAACCACACAACCTTTGTTCTTCTGGCTGCGGTGTACCGTTAGGTCATATTGCCAGTTACCATCCAGCCATTCGTCCATCACGCTCTCCGCCTGGATCTTCTTCAGCAGGATGTAGATCGTGTCTCCCTGCCGGTAGTCGTTCATGTCCTTACTCATTGCTTATTGTCGTTATTGGTCCAATTTTCGTGCAAACGAGTACAAAGCCAAACTCGTTTGGTTTTGCCGAGTGCCGCCGAAAATCGGGCTAATCCTTTGCCCAATATTCTTCGGCTCGCTCCGCCCAGATGGTGTAGTAGCCCTTGTCACCGAAATATCGCCCTTTTGATATGGCTCTATATCCCTCCACCCATATCTTCAGCGAGGCGTCAAACATCACGCTCACCGCTGTACGACCCTTCGGGCGTGTGCCCTCGGCCTGGCTGATGATGACGAGCAGTTTGTTGGGATGCCGGGACTTGAAAGCCAGATAGTCCTCAAAGCTCATGCCTGTATACTGGTAGGAGTCTATCACAACCGTGTCGGGGCTTTTCCTTTTCGACAGCCGATTGTCAAGGTCCTCCATGCTCTCGGCATCCAGCAGCACCATTCGGCGTGCCACGTCCTGCATTCCGGCTCGTATAAAGGCGTTCTTCATCGTCAGACTCGAACCTTCCTCTAAGCTGTCATAAGCCACTCTCCCGAATCGGCATAGCTCCTTGCACAGCTTCAGCACAAAACTCGTCTTGCCGCTTCCGCTTCGACCCCACACGAACCATACGCCGTTACGCTCAGGCTCGCCGAAAGCCTCGCGCCACTCCTCGCTCAGCTTGTAGGTCTGCTTCTTCATCGCGAGCAGCTCGCTCACGCTTATCGCTCTTTTCATATCGTTTGAATGTTATTTGAACACCGTTCAAGCGTCCATCTGCTTCACTCTGTGTACACCTTTCTTCACCCTGCGCAGGTCGAAGTCATACTGCTCAGCGTCCTTCACCACCTCCGCTATCTTCTTGCGGTCGGTCAGTCCGTTCGCCACGCATATCGCATAAACATCGTTCGGGCTTGTCTGCTCCAGCTCAAAGAACTTTCTGCCGATTCTGGAGTGTATCTCGTTATAGCCTTTCTTGTCATAACGCAGCCCCATCTTCATCCTGCGCTTGATATACGAGGTCGAGAAAAACACGATGCCACATTTGTCCTCAAGTCGGTTATACAAGTCTATAAAGTAGTGAAACACTCGTTCCGTCGGCTTGTCGGCTTCGTCAAACAGCAGCAACGGGCTCTCCGTCTGTATCAGCGCACCGATGATCGCGTCAAGCATGTCTCTTATCGTCATGCCGTCAGTCCTCAGACCTATCTTCTTCGCAATGTCGCGGATAAAGTCGCTGCGCTTCATGTCTTCCGAGCACAGAATATAGTAGGCTCCGCTGTGCTCACGCTCGTAAAGCCGCGCTGCCGTGGTCTTGCCGCATCCGGCTTCACCCACCACCCAGGTAACGTTCTTCCACTCCTGGGCATCTGTCATCGCATAGGACATCTCCTTTGCCGCCGTGGTCTCTACCATCTGCCATGCACCAGGGGTGGCGGTTCCCACCTGCGAGGCTATCTTTCGCCACATGTCGTCGCTGATGTTCTCCCACTTGCCGCTCAGCACTGAGCTTACCGTTCCCGCACTCGTGCCGTCCAGACTGGCTGCTGCCTTGTTTTGGCTCGGATATTTCATCACATAGAGGCGCAGGGCCTCGCGTATCTGTTCTTTCTGTTTCTCGTTCATATCGTTTGGTTTTTATTTTCGTTCTTATAGTTTCGACGCTATCTTCTTCTCCATCGCAAGCGGTATTCTCGGCATGTCGCCATCATCACCACCCTCCATCACGTCCAGCCAGTCATCAAGGCTCAGCGATTTTGTGTGTCTTCCGAGCTGATACTGCTCAGGCGGCTGTGAGTAACGCTCCATGCGGTGCTCTATCTGCCGCTGCACCGCAGCGTTCGCGCCCTTCAGCTTCGGCGAATGCAGACCCTGCTGCTCTGCGTCCGTACCATGCTCGGCGGCTATCGTCCGGCCGGCCACCGTCCGCTCTATGCGGTCTTGAAGGTTGGCTTCCTGCTCCTGACGGATAAACTTCGCATCGTCCGTTCCCTGCTGGTCTTGCAGGGCGCGGTGTATCAGTATGTAGGGTTCTGCCGTCCGCTCAAAACGTAGCGAGCCGTCTGTTCCTTTTGTATAGAGTCTGATGCTCGCAAAGTCGTAAGGGTCGTAAGCCACGATGAACCTCTCGTAGGTGTGCTTCCTTCGCCACTCGTGGTCGGGGACGCCGGGCGAAGAGCACACTTCGTACTGCCGTTTCTCGCCTTTGATCGTTACCTGCAGGCCCTGGTCCGTAAACGTTGCCATGCGTTTCGTGAACACCCAGAACATGTCCACCATGTCGTGAAGCGTCACCTCCTGCGTCTCCTCGTTCACGCTCTTCTCATACATGTCTATCCTGCGCTCGCCCGTCGTAGGGTGCCGTCCCTCGTTCCATTCCTTCCGGGCTGCGGCATAGGCATCTTTCAGTTCTTCCAGAGTGTACAGACTGTCCTTGTTGGCTTCAATAAACTCAACGTTCGGGCGGCTCGACGCTTTCTTCGCCGTCACATTCTGACCCGTGAAGCGCCAGTCCTTATGCAGCACCTGCGCCTGAAACCGTCCGAACACGCTCTCTATCGTCTTCGACTCACCGTTGTAGGGCTGTGTCGGTCTGTGTACGCGGCAAATCTTCCCGATAAAACCGTCCGAGTCCAGCTTCTTGTGGCCGCCCTGGTTGTCATATACAATCTCATAAGGCTTGTGACCGCTCGTCTGGATTGCCATGCGGTAGGCGTGATACTGAGCCTCATAGTCTTCAGTGTCGCTGATGCAGTAGCCTAATAGAACTTCGCTCATCGCATCGATCACCTCATACACCTGAGTCGTCCTCACCTTGCCCTGCTCGTCCCTATAGTAAAGGTTCAGCTTCGTGCCATCACCATACCACAGTGTGTCCCTACGCGTCGGAAGCGCCGTCTTGTGCTTTCTGCCGTAACGCTGACGGGCTGCCTGCTCGCCATATACGGCATCATACCATAAAGGCTCCACCGCAGGGCTGTTCAGCCATTTCTTCATACCGCTTAGGCTTCTTATCGGCTTCCAGCCTCTTTCCTCGGCTATCTCGTTTGCCCTCCCAAACAGCTGCGCATCCGTGTACACTGGCACCTTGCTGCGCTTTAGAGCCACAATCAGTTTCAGAAAGTCACCGGTTATCTTCAGTGCCGAAGAGTTGCCCAGCTTGCCGCTCACCACGCTCTGGTAGCCTTCTGTCTTCCAAGCCTTCAGTCGAGTCTTCAGTCGCGCCAATGTGCCGGGGAGCGTGTGCCCGTAGCTCTCGCGCATACGTTCCGCGCTGTCAAGTATCAAGTCCCACGCACCCGACATCGGAGCGTTCAAGCTGCTGCGGATTGCCTGGCGTCTTGCCGCCATCTTCTCCAGCTCGCCAAGCACCGAGGCGTTGATGGTGTATTCCTCTATCATCTTCTCCGTCAGGTGTCGCTCCTGACCGTCCTTGTCCATATAGGTGTAGGCTTCATAATACTCACGCGCCTTCGCATCTATCTTTATGCTTGCCTTCGTCATAGCCTCTCGCATCTTTTCTTCTGGATCACCGTATATCGCCACAAACCGACGTCTGTACTTCTCCGGAATACTGCTCCATACATACAGTGCCTGAGTCCCCTCGCCGCCGCCACGACGTGCACACGCTATGTTGCTGCGCTGCACGTTGCATTTCAGCGTGTTCGCCTTCATCACGGGGTCTCTGCCGCCCGTCAGCTCGGCAAACGTCACGCACAATATCTTGTTGTAGTACTCCATTTCCTTTTGTCTTTGTTTTCCTTCTTGCGGTTCTCTCCTTACACAGTGGCGCAGCACATGGCTTCCACCTTCTCCTGCACGGTCTTGATGTCTGTAAACCCGGCGTTCTCGATGCGCTCCACCACGTCGCCTTTCTCGTCCTTCAACTCCAGTACACCGGTATTCTTGTCACCTTCCCACATCCAGCCGTTCTCGAAGTGCTGGCGCATCATGTTGTCTGCATCATGCACCACCTCGCTCGTAGGAGCCGTCACCAACTCAAAACCGCCACGCTGAACAGCAAGGCTGCGTATCTTCTTGGCTAAGTCGCTCTGACCCTTCACCGGGTGAAAATTCAATGCGTAGCTCACCATCTCCTTCGTCACGCCGAAGGCCTTTGCCAAAAACTCCCGCTGAGAGCGGGTCACTGTTATCACTCTTTTCATTGTCGTCTGTTTTTAAGTTCGTTATTACTCTTGTTCGTGGAGTGTGGGGAGTCGAACCCCATGCCAGCTGTCCTACGCACTTCGCTTTCGCTTATTCCAAATTTCCGGCTCGCTGCATCCGTGCCACTCCTGCGGTCTTTCCCGCCGTCATCCGAGGCTCGCCCCTGCCGACTATCCAGTGCGGCGGCTGACTATCCAGTGCAGCCTCTGGGGCTTCCATTTGTTATCCTTCAATCATTTTACCTCGTTTATCTTCGGTCTAACGCTA